TGGTATCGGTCGTGTCAGCGACCGTGATAGCCGTCGGCGTAGACGCAGGGGGGGCGGCAGCCCACTCCGTGTCACCGTCGGCCTGCTTTACCAGGACATGGTTAGTCGAAGCCCCAGCAGCCGTCGTAGACCCGATTCCCAACTTCGTTTCCAGCGCAATAATCGCACCAGAAGCATTGGTGTGAACAACATCATGCTCATAACCAGAATCGTCCATCTCCGTGGACGCACTGGGAGAAGGCTGTTGCGTGGAAGTGTCCAGCGCCGTCGGGTAAGCGGTCGCCATGTTACGAAACCGTGATCGTTACCGTCAGGGTCCACTCTGAGCCCGAAGCCTTTGTGCCCAGGGCAGCGACCTTACGGTTCAACGCTGTACCGGTGCTTTCGCCGCCGGTACCGCTGGAAGCACTACGGATACTCCACTCGTTCCAAGCAAAGTTACCTTCACCGGAGGCCCACACCGACTTCCAAGTCGTCGTCTGAGTGCCAGAGGCCCGGTTAGGGAAACCTGACTCCATCGCCTGGTAATCCCTGTCGGAAGTACCCGCCTGGAGGCCCGTCTGGCCCGCAGCAGCCGCCGTCGTGCTCGTGCCCACCCCGAGATAACTGCCCGTGCCGTAAGCCGTGACAGAACCGGTAGCAGTAAGCAGATCCAGAAGGTTCTGAATCCCCCCATTCAAGAGAAGATTGTCCTCAACCGAGACAGTGTCGTCGGGAGGAAGCCCCTTGGCCCGGTCAGTGGCGTCATGCCACTTCTCAACCGTGGCCACTACGCCCCAGTCCTTAGTGTTTACAGTGTCTGGTGCGGTCATAAGTCCTCACTATACACCGGTCACGGGACGGCCACCAGGTAGGTGACCGCCCCGCAAACGGGTTCTCAGGGCTACGAAGGTGCAGCCGAAGTGGTGTTGGTCTGGTGATCGTGCGGCTCACGCAAGGTGAGTTTCACGTTCGCCGTGTGTCCACCCGAAGTGGTGATGTCATACGTCGCCTTCATGTATTGCTTGAAGACATCCATTCGGATGTAAAGGGTCTGACTGTCGTCGTCATGGGCGATAGCGGGGCAGGAACCATACTCAACGGTGTTAGCACCCGCTGCGGTATCCGCACCTTCAAACCTGATCCCACCGGCAGCAAACGAAGCGTTCGCTCCGATAGCACCAAGTGCGATCTCCATAACGACAGGGCCCGGCTTACTGACCAGAACCCAACCGGTGTTGCCGTCCGCCGCAATAGCAGTATCTGCGAGGAGTACGCCACCAGATGCGTCCCGGACAAGAGTACCCGGACCAACTGTGGTAGATGATTGCGCCATGTTCTACATCCTTCCTAATTGTCCAAGATGCCGTAATGGCGGACGATGGATAGAGGGTTGTAAATGGCCACGCCGGGATAAACCTCAACCCGGCCCATGTGCCCTGGGGCCGCTTCAGTCTCACCAAAGTCGACTACGTCGAACGACCCGCCCAGGCCCAGCAGGCCCGTCACGTTCTCGTCCTCGCCAAAGGCGATGTAGTAGATGCTGGTGGTGTCTGTAGCACCGTCGCCAGGGTCTTCGTCATAGCCCAGGATGGCGGTGCCATCCTGGTCATCTCCGATGATGCGAACGGGAATCCCGTTCCACTGCATGATCTGACGGCCAAACCGGTCATCTCCCACATCAAGAAGTGAGAAGTAACCGGAAGCGTTCCGACCAAGGTCGGTCAACTTCCGTCGGACAGTGCGGTTCATCAGGATGACATCAGCACTGGACTGGGCACGCAACAGATCGTGTGCCTCGTCCATCTTTGCCAGGGTGAGGGCTCCGCCGCCAGACGCCTGAATGATCGTCTGACCCAGGCCCTCAGTAATCAAGGAGTTGACCCCCTTGAAGTCCTTAGCGGTACCAGTGCCGTCGAAGAAATACTTGTCGTAAGTCCGGGACATGGCCTTTGCGAACTTGGCGTACTGCCGAGCCTTCACAGAAGTCACATTTCCACGGACACGAACCAGGTAGTTATCCACGAACACTTCGCCACCAAGGATTGCCGTACCAAAGTACCGCTCCGTATCCGTGCCATGCGTCCTGGTATAGGACTCATTCACATCACGGAAAGCGACCGATGGCAGGCTGTTTTCGACCTGAACCTTGAGGGCGTTGCCAGAGATGGAGGTCTGAGGAAGCATCTCAAGAATCGGAGATTCCTGAATCAGGGTCTCAACGACCCCACGCTTCAACTGATCGTCACCGTACTTAGCAGCCTCAAGGAGGGTCACGCTGCCGCTTGGCATATCGCTTGCTCCTGTGGTTAGTGGGTGATTACCTGGAACCCGCTAACTAACGACGGCGATTCGACTTGTTCTCCAACGCCCACTCAATGGCCTGAACACCGGTCAGTTTCTCCGGGTTTATAGCCGGAGTTGGCTGGCCGGACATTGCGCCCACCTGGCGAGCCCTATTGAACGCATCCGCATCAGCATGAGAACCAGAATCAGGTGCCGGGCCGAGGAAATCCTCAACCTGACGGTCCAACTCATCGCCCTCATAGCCACGCTTCGCTAGTAGGTCCCTGGCCAACTTCTCCTGCTGACCCCGACGATCCTCCTGGATCTCCTGGGCCCTCTGTTCAAGTTGGCCTATGTCGACGCCGTCCAGATCGGTGGGCTCCACGAGCGACAAACCGTGCTGCTGAATAACCGCTTGGGCTTTCAGGCCGGAGAGTTCGCTGGAAAGCGACTTGTTCTGATCTAGCGTTTCCTCCAACTTTTGTCGGAGGGCACCGCCCGACATCATAGATAGGTCTTCTTCATCGGGTGGCATATGTGTCTCCTGGTTCTTTACGCTCCCGGACCCCAGGGGAATACGGGAGGATGGGTATATCTAAGTGTACCTGACACTACCGTGTCAATAGCGGACGCCTTGGGCCCGTCCGGGTTGAGCCAACCGGGCACCCTTGGCAGTAGTAGCGAACCCGCCACGGCCACGAGCCAACGCCCCTTCGGCTTGACGGCCCCGTGTCAAAAGATCGGACTCTTCCGCACGACTCAAGAACAAAGCGTCCTCAAACTGTTCCTGGCCGAACACGGCAGTGTTCTCGCCCTGGACATTTGTTCTGCTAATCATGGAACTAATCAACGAACTCTGGTTAGCGAAAGCGCCGTAACTCTTCAACGCCTGCGCCCGGGTAATCCCCGCTTCCCTGAACGCTGACACCCGCTCCGCAGAGGGGGCCACGAGGCCCTGCTCCGACGCTGCACCGCCGATAAGAGCGAACTGGAACGCTTCGATTAGTTCATCCAACTCCAGGAACCGGTCAGATTCGCCATCTCCCAGATACAGGGCCTCAACCAGCCCCTGGGCCTGGTCGTCGGAGAGGGCAGCGAACCTCGCTGCGGCCCCTTCCGGCAAAGCCCCCTGGGCTTGCAGGTTGCTGAGGGTCTCAGCCGCCGACTCCAGTGCGGCCCCCGTAGCGTTAGCCACCCACTTGGAATAGTCGAAATCGGCGTCGATCAGGTTCTGGTTGTATTGCCCGATCAGCGTCTTTGACGCTTCCGGGTCAACAACGGCCTGGTACAGGTCCTCCACCGACACATCCATGTTGGCGTAAATCTTGAACGCCGCACGGACATGACCGGAATTGTTTGTCAAATCCCTGTAGGTCGTCAGCCTGCTCTTGAGTTCCTCCGTTGAAATACCACGCTCCATGAGCGCCGCATAGTCCATCGGGTTCTCAGAAGCGGCATTGAATATCTGCCTGCCACCGATAGAACCGGCCTCAACCAGTACGTCCCGGTACTCCCTGACCTGGTCGACATAAGACTGCTCATTCACAAACCTCATACGACCGTCTTCGTCGGTGATCCCCGGGAAGGTAGCCAAATACTGGGGGGTGTCACGGATCTGAGCGATCAAAACATCTTCATGTATGCCCTCCGTGACGGCCTCTTCGATCATTGCCCCCAGGTTCAAATCTTTAGCCCACGGGAAATGCTTCATAGCCCATTTTTGGGCGGTCCCGGGCTCATCGAAGAAGTCGACAGCGTCAGGGTCCGTTTCGGTCAACAGTGTTGAAGCGCCGTCACCGGGGGTCGAACCGTCATCGGGGGTCGAACCGTCCGCTAACGGGTTCCACTTGGAGCCCGGTGCCGCAAACCCCGGGTTCTGCTCCTTGGTCTTATACCCCTGCGACTGGAGCAAAGTCCCAGACTCGTCAACCAGCCACGTTTCCGACGCCCCGCCCTCGTAATACTTCGTCACATACGACCGGCCATCTTCCCCCACGAAAGACTCCTCGTTGACTACCGGAGGGCGCTCGCCTCTGTCTATCTGCCAGGCCTCATAGTCCTGGGCCCCCTGGACGTTCCAACTCCAGTCATCGGGCAGGTTCCCCAAGGCACCGGACTCCCCTCCGGGACCCAAGTGGCCGACAAGAGTTGCTGATCCTTCCCCGAATCTGGCCACATGCTCCCGGTAGGCGTCGGGATCGGTCGTGAAGAGGCTCTGGTGGTTCGGTTCGTGTGGCATTAGAAGATCCTCCTAACGCCGCCACCGAAACCAAAGGTGTCGCCCACCTTCTCCATAGTCTCAGCAGTGATCTCCTTGGCCCTCCGGGACTTCTTCCACTCGTCCTTGCCCCTGAGTTTCGCCCGGAACTCCACGGGCGACACCCCCGCCCACTCCCCGTTGCCTGAAATCGCCTTCTGAATGTCAGCGTTCCCCAAAGCGTGGTTGCGGTCCAACGGTGTCGCCATCTCCTCATTATAAATGTCAACCCAAGGCTTGGCGTATGACGACGTATCCAACAGTTCCGGCTTGTTCGGGTACCTCGCCTTTGAGGTCTCACGAATGTCGTCCATCACTGTCTCCCAAGTCTTGGACTGAGAAACCAACTCTCCGGCCAAAGCCTGAACGTCCCATTGGTACATCGTCGGGTCCAACCCCCACAAGTTGTAGGCGGCATTCAGTTGCCCCACGAACTCGTCCCTGGCTTTCTCAAACGATCCCTCCTGCTTCTCCAACTCCAGTTTGTGACGCTTCCAAGCGTTGCTGGACTTACCGCCAGGCATCGCCGCCGCATGGTCCTGGATGGCGGTGATGGCGTCATAGCGGCTGAGAGAGCCGTCAGCGATCCCTCTGGCCCAGTCGGAAAGCGTGAGCCCCCCGATCTTCTCGTTCGGGCCTGGGACATCTAGCGAACTGGTGTAGAACTTGTATTGCCCGTAGAGACCACTGGAAGTATTTTCCAGAACATCCCTTACGATGCGGTCCTTTTCCCCCGTACTGGCCTTGTCCCAGTTCCGGGTAATTGAGTCCCTGGCGTCCCCCCACACCGTGGCGGCCACCAACTGTTCGATCCGTTCAGGGGCCTCCAACAAGGCCGGATCGGACAGAATCCGGGCGAAGATCCTTTGAATCCCACCGTCTTCGATGGCGTCCGTACCGGCCAGACCAGCCACCAGAATCAGGTCATACAGCAGTTGGTTGACGGAAATGAAGTCGTTCTCATCGTCCTGGATCAGGAACATGCCCTGACCGTCGAAACTTGGGGTCAACGGTTGACCGGTGTCGTTGTGGCCCGGAAGCCAGTCGTCCCCCTGCACCTGCAACATGCGGTCCCACTCGCCAGGGGTCATCGTCACCGTTTCCCGCCCCGGCGGCAACCTGTCTACTTCCCAATAGACCCCTGAAGAACCCGGCAGTTCATTTGTTCCTACAGGGAAGTCCGCAGTCGTAAAGATCGGAAGCACATAGAAGTACCTGGTCGTCACGCCCTGGTCGACGCCAGGAATCCAGCGCCCGGGCGGCATGTCGGCCACCAGGGCCTCATCAGTGACCTTGAAGAAGTACCCCTTGCTCTCCCCCAACTGATTCAATGTTTCCTGGACACGGTCCGGGCCGACACCAATCTCTGCACCTTCCGTGCCTGGAATCCAGGGTGTTGGGGTGACCGTTTCCATGTAGTTAGCGACCGCAGAAGCGACACCGTCAGGCCCAAGCCCCTCGAACGTCGTCGGGTCCAGGTCATTCAAATCTGAATAAGCATTGTTAGACCAAGCCTCGAATGGGTTCAGTTCCGGCGGCCACTCCACCGTCGACAGGGACTCCAGAGAAGTCCCCTCCTGCAAATGCGCCAACAGTTCCGAATAGTCGCTGTCCCTCAAGTTGGCTGCTGTCCGGTTGACCCCCTGTTCAAAGTCCCGGTAGTTCATCACACCGGTCTGGCCCCCCAAGTCGTTGTAGAACGACATGCCCTCGTTCAGGCTCTCAGTTACCCGGGCTTCGTGACTGGCGAACTTGCCCCCTTCCGAAACCAACTTCGTGCTGTTCAACGGGTTGAACGCCGCCCAGGCCTCCTGTTCACC